TCTAGTAAGTACCATGCCTCAAGAGGAAACACTAGATATAATATGCCAGTGGGCGATGAGAACAAAGTTCAAGTTTTATATTTTAATTATAAAACATATATGAACGAAGTTTATAAAATTAAAAAAACAGCAAGCGGTGCTGATAAAGCAATAGAAAAAGACGATACTTTTCAGCCACCTCCAGGTATTGAAGGTCGTTTTGATAAAATGGAAAGAGCTGTTGAAGTATTGTTTGAGGGAGCTAAGATACTTGGTGGTAATCGCATGCTTCGTTGGGAGCCTGCTAAAAATCAAATGAGGCCAAAAAGTGATTATACTAAAGTTAAAATGAACTACCAAATTGTAGCGCCTAGGATGTACAAAGGTAAAATTGAAAGCTTAGTTAGTAGAGTTACTACTTTTGCAGACATGATACAATTGACGCATTTAAAGCTTCAACAAGTTATGTCACGTATGACACCAGATGGAGTTTATCTTGATGCTGATGGTTTAGCTGAAATAGATCTTGGCAATGGAACAAACTATAATCCACAAGAAGCTTTAAACATGTTCTTCCAAACTGGTAGTATTATTGGTAGATCGTTTACTTCTGAAGGAGATATGAATCCTGGTAAAATACCTATTCAAGAAATACAATCAAGTTCGGGTGGTAATAAGCTGCAAGCTTTAATACAAACTTATAACTACTATCTACAAATGATTCGTGATGTCACCGGGCTTAATGAAGCTAGAGATGGCAGTATTCCAGATAAAAATGCTTTAGTTGGTATTCAAAAACTAGCAGCTGCAAATAGTAATACAGCCACTAGACACATAATGCAAGCAGGTATGTTTTTAACAGCTGAAGTTTGTGAAGCGTTATCTCTTAGAATATCTGATATACTAGAATATTCACCAACAAAAGACGCATTTATTCAAGCTATAGGTAATCACAATGTAGCCACATTAAAAGAAATAGAAGAGTTGCATTTATATGATTTTGGAATATTCTTAGAGCTTGAGCCTGATGAAGAAGAAAAGCAAATGCTTGAAAACAATATACAAGTAGCTTTAAGTCAAGGTAGTTTAGATTTAGAAGATGCTATTGATGTTAGAAATATTAAAAACGTAAAATTAGCAAATCAACTTCTTAAAATACGTAGAAAAAAGAAAATGCAGCAAGACCAAGCTTCGCAACAAGCTAATATACAAGCGCAAGCTCAGGCTAATTCTTTAGCTCAACAAAGTGCGGCTCAAGCTGAAACTACAAAAGCATTACAAATACAAGAAGGTGAAATGAAATTAGAGCAATTAAAAGCTCAACTAAAACTACAAACAATGCAGCAAGAAGCTGAAATTAAAAAATCTTTAGTAGAGCACGCTCATCAATACAACATGGATTTAAAACAAGCTGAGATGAGTGTTAGATCTAACGCAGATAATTTTAGAGAAGATAGAAAAGATAAAAGAACTAAGATACAAGCTACACAGCAAAGTGAACTTATAAATCAAAGACAAACAGGTACTCCACCTAAAAACTTTGAAGAGACAAGTGATAATATGCTTAGAAGTATATTAGGAGAAAATATATAATTATGGCTTATAAGATGAAAGGATTTCCAATGATGACGGGCACAGCTCTTTATCAGGAGGCATACAAAGAAACTCGTAGAGTAAAAAGACGTAGAAATAAAAATCGCATTGCTCAAAACGAGCTTGGTAGATTAGAAAATAGTCTTGAAAAGCTAACAGAAAGGTTTGGTGAAAATCCTAATGATGCTCAAAAAGATAAATTAGCTAATTTAAGGTTTAGAATACAAAAAGCTAAAGAAGTTGCTGACAAGCGTCAAGCAAAGTATGACAAGGTAACTGGTAGAACTACTAAAAAAAGTGATCCTTCTGAGAGTGAAGTAGATCCTACTGAGCCAAATAAAGACGCTAACGAGATATTAGCTGAAAATCTTGAAGAAGAGGAATACGATACAGCTCCGGAAAATAAAATAGAAGAACTACCTGACGTTTCAACAGAAAAAGAAGAAACAGAAGAAGAAAGACAGGCTAGACTTAATGAGGAGATGAAAAAAAGTATTGAACAGCAAAACAAAAGAAACACTAAAAAAATTAAAACTGGTGGTAAAAATGGTGGTAAAACAACCGCTTCTACAACTAGGTATATAAAACATAAAGGGCACGATACAACGCCTTCTTATAATTTAGGATAATAACGTTATTAATAATAAAAAAAGAACAATGGACTACAAACCGTTTAAAATGAAAGGATTTCCAATGCAGAAAGGTACTGGATCTTACTTAAAAGAAGCATCTATAGCTAAGATGAAAAAAGAAGCTATGAAGATGAAAAAAGAAAGCGAGGCTATGAAGATGAGAGAGGCTATGAAGATGAAAGATGAAGCTATGAAGATGAAAGAAGAAGGCAGCATGGCTAAGATGAAAGAAGCCATGAAGATGAAGAAAGAAGGTACTATGGCTACACAAGCTAAACCTGATTTTCCAGATATTGATGGTGATGGAAATACTAAAGAGTCAATGAAGAAAGCTGCTGCTGACAAAAAAGGTTCTCCTGCTCCTCAAACTGCAAAAGAAGCTAAAAAAGCTACTAAAAAAGCTAGAAAATTTGTAAGAAAAGCTAACAGGATAACTGATCGCGGTAACAAATACATTAAAAGAAAAGGAAAAGACGCTAGCATGGTAGTTGATGAGACTGGAGAAACAGTAGAGAGATACGAGTTAACTCCTAAACAAGCTAAAAAAGTTGATAAGAAAAAAGCTAAAGCAGCTAAAGCTTTTGGTAAAGCAAAAGGTGTAGAAGCTGAGTTTAAAGCTAAATACTCTTCTCCTGCTGCTCAGAAAAAAGAGTCTCAAGCTCTTAAAGATCACGAAAAGAGAGTAGCAGAAATACTAGGATCATATCACGGTAAAGGTGCTGATACTACTGGTTTTGCTGCGGGTGAGCAGGTTATGTTTACCGATGAGAAAGCTCACAACAAAGCTAAAAAACAAGTAGAAAAATCTGAGAAAAAAGCTATAAAAGAAGCAAAAAAAGAAGGATTTAATCTTACGTTTAACAAAAAATAAAATATGGCATTTAAGATGAAAGGGTTTCCGCTTCACTCGGGAACTTCACCTGCAAAACAGTACAAGTCAGACGCTCAGCGAAAAGCTATATATGCTTCAAAAGCTGAGAAGTCTGCTGCTAAACAAAAGTCTGCTGATTTAAAAACTCTTGACGAGTTAATTGACGAAGGCTTTACTCCTGCTGATGCTAGACGTATGCAAAAAGATAAAGCTGTTACTGGTGTAGAAAAAGAAACAGATAAGAAAAAAATGCAACGTTTAGAAGACGAAGCTGCTAAAGCCAATAAAGCTGGAGACAAAGAGAAAGCTAAAAAGCTTATGGCTCAAGTTAGTAAGCTTGAAGATAAAATTCAAGGTACAACAAAGCCTCCAACTAAACAAACAGAAAAGCAAAGGGCAAAGCTACCTGCTAACTTGGTTAAAGAAATAGCTAAATCAAAGAAAGAGATAGATGAAACTAAAAAGCAAGATAAACCAAAACCAAAACCGCAAATGAAAGATAAACCTAGACCTTAGTAAATATAAAAAACAATTTTATAATATTATATCATGGAAGAAAATAAAGAAAATGTAGTTGAAGAGATTCAACCGCAAGAATCATCTACGGATGATAATGTAGTAAAAGTAGACGTTAGCGACAGTGCTCCGGTTATTGACGAAGACGGTGTGATCAAAGTTGATCTTAGACAACCACCACCTTCTGAACAGCCGCAAGAAGAGCAAGTTGAAAACGTAGTAGAAGAAATAACTGAAGAACCTGTAGCAGAAGTTACAGAGCCTGTTGAAGCTCCAGTAGCTCCAGAACAACCAGTTGAACTTCCAACACTACCAGAGAATATTCAGAAGTTAGTAGACTTTATGGAAGAAACTGGTGGTGACCTTAATGACTATGTTCAGCTTAATCAAAACTATGATGAGCTAGACAATTTAACAGCATTAGAAACTTACTACAAGAAAACTAAGCCACATCTAAGCGATGAAGAAGTTCAGTTTATGATGGACGACCAATTCGCTTATAATGAGGAAGTGGACGAAGAACGAGATATCAAAAGAAAGAAATTAGCCATGAAAGAGCAAGTTGCTGAGGCGAAATCCTACCTAGATAGTTTGAAGTCTAAATATTATGAAGATATCAAAGCTGGAGGCAAGCTCACTAAAGAGCAGCAAGAAGCTATTGAGTTCTTCAGCAATTATAACGAAGAGTTAGAAGCTAATCAAAAGATTATTGACGCTCAAGTTGAAACTTTTAATAATAAAACAGATAATGTTTTTAACGATAAATTCAAAGGTTTTGAATATAGTGTCGGAGATAAAAAGTTTAGATTTAACGTCAATAACGTAGATAAGGTTAAAGAAACTCAAAGCGATATTAACAATTTTGTCAAAAAGTTTTTGAATAAAGAAAATGTTATGGAAGACGCTGCGGGTTATCACAAATCATTATTTACAGCTATGAACCCAGATGCTGTTGCTAAACACTTCTATGAGCAAGGTCGTGCTGACGCGTTAAAAGATAGTATTGCTAAAAGCAAAAATATCGACATGTCGCCAAGGCAAGGACACAACTCGCAAGAAATAGGTGGTGTAAAAGTACGCGCTCTAGGTGATGATTCTGCTAGCTTTAAGTTTAAAATTAAAAACAAGAAATAATTTATTTAACATTTAAAACTATTTAAAAATGGCAATTACTGCAGGAAGTAATTTGAATAGTGTACCTGCTCCACAAAAGCAAA